GTCGTTCGCGACCAAGCGCGAGTTTGCGCAGGCTGCCATGACTGAGTTCATTCGGGCATTCCCGCCGGCGGCGCCGTTGATGGGGGACATCTACGCCCGCAACATGGACTGGCCGCAGGCTGAGGAGATCGGCGAGCGTCTAGAGGAGGCATTGCCGCCCCAGATCAAGGCCAAGCTTCAGGCCGATCGCCAGAAGCGCGAGCAGGCTGCAGGGAAGGGCCCATCTCCGGAGCAAGCCGAGCAGGCACAAGCCCAACAGGCCGCTCAGCAGCAGGCGCAGCAGGCTCAGGCCATGCAGATGGCCGAGGCGCAGGCCAAGGTTGAGAAGGCCCAAGCCGATGCTGAAAAGGCCAAGTCCGATGCCAAGAAGGCCGCCGCCGACGCCGAAAAGGCCGAGTACGAGGCAAGGACTGCTAAGGCCGATTGGGCTCAGACCCACATGGGCAACCTGCGCGACATCGAAAAGCACGATACGGACATGACCCGCGGCGAGGTCGATCACAAGCGCTCGCATGCGCACGCGATGGACCGGCACGGCGCCGATATGGCGATCCTTGGGATCGAGGCGCACCGCGCCGGCGAGCAGCACGATTTGACGATGGAGCAGATGGCTCAGCCTGAAGAGCCCACGGCCGTCCAGTAACAAGTCCGGCGCATTCGTGCTGGGCATTCCACGGCCGTCCGAGAGGGCGGCTTTTTTCATGAGAAAACGATGAGCACCGAACAGACGGCGGAAACGCTGGCTACTGAGACTACCACGACTGAAGCCCCCGCAACGCCGGTCAATGACGGCATTATCGACCTTGATGCTCAGGAAGAGGTCAAGGAAGAAGGGGACGAAGAGAAACCCGAGGGCGAGGAGAAGCCGGAAGCGGCTGCCAAACCTGAGGACGAAGAGAAGAAGAAACTGAGCGGCGCGCAGCGGGCCAAAATCCGCGAACAGCGTCTTCTCGGTGAATTACAGGCGCGAGAGCGCGAGATTGAAGAACTGCGTCGTTCGGCGCCGGCGAAAACCGCCAGCGAGACCGATGAAAAGCCGCCGCGTGAGGAAGACTTCAACGGGGACTGGTTTGCATTCCAGTCGGCCAAGACGGCCTATGAGGCCAAAACGGCAATTCGCGATGAGATCCGGCGAGATCGCGAAGCTCAGGAAGCCCGCCACCGCGAGACCAAACAGGCCGAATTCGTTCGGGAGCGCCAGATTGCGCACTCGGAACGAGTCGAAGACGCGCGCGAGGTTATCGCGGACTTCGATGAAGTCATGGCCGAAATGAAGGGCGTCAGTGTCCGTAACGATGTGCTCGATGAGATCATGTCGTCGTATAAGTCGGCGCTCCTTGCATACCACCTCGCGAAGAATCCAAGCGAGCTGAACGCACTCAACAGCATGAGCGGACGCGAGCTGGCCCGGGCAATGGGACGGCTGGAAGCCACTGTGAAGATGCCGGAAGCGAAAAGAGCAACATCCGCTCCCCCTCCCATGTCCCGCCCGAAAGGCGGCGCTCAACCAGCCAGCCAAGAAGCTGAGTTGGCGGCGTATCTCAAGAGGACATACGGACGGTGAGCCTTTCCTAAAAGGAATAGGCTTCCATGCCCAATACCACACTCTCTGCCAGCATCATCGCGAAAGCGGCTGTTGGCATCCTCGAAAACGAACTCGTCATGGCGAACGCGGTCTACCGCGGCTATGAGGACGAGTTCGGCAAGAAGGTCAACGGATATACGGTTGGTGACACCGTCACCATCAAGAAGCCGACCGACTTCACCGTCCGATCTACCATCACTGCCTCTGCGCAGGACGTGACGGAAGGCAAGACCTCGATCACGGTCAACCAGATCGCCGGCGTGGACTTTGCATTCACCTCGCAGCAGCTCACTCTGAACATCGGCGAGCTCTCAGATCGCGTCATCCGGCCGGCGATGATCCAGATCGCCAACCAGATCGATGTCCAGGTGATGTCGCTCTACAAGGACATTCCCCAGTATGTCGGCACGCCCGGCACGCTGATCCAGTCCTTTGCGGGCTTCGCCAAGGGTGCGCAGAACATGGACCAGCGTTCGGTTCCCCAGGGCGGCCGCTCGGCCATTCTGGCGCCCGCGGACTTCTGGGCCCTGGCTGGTTCTCAGACGGCGCTCTTCTCCCAGGCTATCAACAACAAGTCGTACCGGGAAGGCGAGATCGGCAAGATCGGCGGCATCAGTACCTACATGTCGCAGAACGCGCCGACGTTCACCACGGGGCCGATGGGCGGTGCGCCGCTGGTCAATGGCGGTGCTCAGGGGACGACCTACGACACCACCGGCGCCAACACCCAGACGCTCATCACGGACGGCTGGACGGCGGCGGCTGCGGCTCGTGTGGTGGCCGGTGACGTGTTTACCATCGCCAACGTGTTCGACGTCAACCCGATCACCAAGGCAACCCTGCCCATCCTGAAACAGTTCGTCGTCAAGGCGGCCGGCTCATCGGACGGCGCGGGCAATCTGACAATGACGATCGCGCCGCAGATCATCACCTCTGGCGCGTTCCAGACCGTCTCTGTGGTTCCGGCAGATAACGCCGCTCTGACCTTCGTCGGCACGGCGAATACGAACTACACCAACAACCTGTTCTTCGATCGCAACGCCTTTGCGCTCGTGACGGTCCCGATGGTGAAGCCGCCGGGCGCTGTTGAATGCTCGCGCCAGAGCAAGAACGGAATCCAGGTTCGTGTCATTCCGTTCTATGACGGCACGAACGACAAGAGCACCTGGCGTCTTGACGTGCTGTACGGCACCAAGACGATCGACCCCCGCCTTGCGGTTCGCGTCGCCGGCACCTAACGGAACGGCGCAAGCCCTCAAGAGTTGAACAGCGGACTGCGGCCCGCTGTTTCCTTTCGGGGCGGCATCACTCAAAGGAGACTATAATGTCTAAGCTGCATGACGACCTTATCAACGAAGTCGAGTCCAGCCAGAGCGTTGCTGAAGGCGTGGATTCTCTGATGCGCGCAATCGCGGATCGCATCGAGGGCTGCAACGGCAACAAGGTCAAGCTTTCGGACCTCGCCACTATCCTGCGCGAGGATACCAACAAGGTCTCTGACGCGCTGGTGGCCAATACCGACGTCGCCAAGGTCAACAAGACCCGCACGACCGGCTATGACGCTCCGTCGAGCGTGTTCGACAAGCCGCGCGAGGGCGTCCGGGAGGGTATGCCGCTGTCCTCGAATGACCATCGGGACCAGCAGTTCCCCGAGAATTCGAACACGGAGGCCGAGCAGGAGCGTATCCGTCGCGAGCAGATCGCGAAGGATCGCGGTCAGACTGTCGTCGTCGAAGAGAAGATGCCGGCGTAACGCTCCCGCAGACCAGACAACCAGAGCCCGCTTTCGAGCGGGCTTTTTTCTTGAGGTGAACATGCCCACTGAGAAGCAAATCGACGCGGCCACGGACGCCTATTTGAAGGCCCGCGGTTGGGACGACGATACGATCAAGGCAAATTTCGTGACCAGGGCAGAAGTCCGCGGGCGAATGATCAACGCTCTCATTGCGGCAGAAGAGGCGGGCGATGTCCAAGACCAGGGCTGAGCTGATCAATCAATGCCTCTATAACCTCGGCGTTATCGCGCAGGGGCAGTCTATTTCCGACGAGGAAGTGGACAAGATGGATTTGATCGTAGATGCCGCAGTGGCAAAGCTCGCAGCCCTCGGCATTTACTACGTGCAGGATGTGGGCAGCCTCGGCCCGACCGATGGTGAAATCGAGGATAGCGCATTCTTACCGCTTGCAGCCTACATCGCGAATGAGGCCTGTGCCGGCTTCAATCTCGCCGCGGATGCAAAGATGCAGGCGCTGGCAACGATTGCAGAAGGGAGTTTGCAGACATTATCAGCGCCGGCGCGCGCGCTGCGGACCCTCAGGATTGATCCCGCGCTTGTGACCGTACGTCGCGGCACCTATCGGGGCGGCTTTTGAAAAAACCTATCCCGTTCCCGGTCCAGACCGCTCCAGGCGCAAAGCCTCAGGAAGCGGGCGGCAGGATCGTCAATGGCTATGTGGAGGAGCTTGGAGATCAGGCGCCGAACAAGAGCGTCATTCGGCGAGGCCCTGGTATTCGCAATTTTGGCACCTCGGCGCGCAGCGGTTTCCGGGGGCAGATCCTGGTCAACGGCGTTTTGTATGTGGCGTTCTCCGGGCAATTGGAGAAGTGGACTAGTGCCGGAGGCGCATCAGCCAACGTCGGCGCTTTGAACGGGACGAAACGAGGCTTCTTCGCTGCCAACAACAACACAACGCCGGATAAGGTCTTTGTTGATCCTGACGGCAATATCGCAACGTTCACGCCCTCCGCAGTTACGAATTCCTATCCTGACCCAGATTTACCGGCGGTAAACTCCCTCGACTTCCTCGACGGCTATATCGTCTTTACGACGGGCGACGGGCGCGCATTTGCCACCGACCTGAATGTGACGACCGTTAATGCACTGTCTTTCGGTAAGGCTGAAGCAAAGCCTGACGGGTTGGTTCGGGTCGTGGCGTGGGGCGGTCGCCTTCTCATGTTCGGCAATATCACCACGGAGGTCTGGACCAACGCGGGGACTTCGCCGTTCCCGTTTACGCGCAACACGGTCATTCCGCGGGGGCTCGCGGGGCCTTACTGTGTTGCAGGATATGAGGACGGATTCAGTAAGGGGCCTATCTGGGTGGGGGACGACAATGTCGTCTATATGCTCAACGGCTATACGCCGACGCCGGTCTCAAAACCGGACCTTAATGGTTTGATCGAGTCCGTCTCGGACAAGACCACGATTGAATGCACGTCCTATATGTCGCGAGGTCATGCGTTCTTTCAGATTTCGTGCCCGGCGTGGACATGGACCCTCGACACGACAACGGCGCAGTGGGCTCAGCGTGATAGCTACGGGCAGAGTCGATCAAGGATATCTGGTGCAATATCAGCCTTCAGCAAATGGCTAACGGGCGACACGCTAAGCGGAAACTTGCAGTCGATCGAGACATCGATAAACGATGAAATCGGCAGCCCTCTCAGGCTTCGCATCGAGAGCGGGCCGGTTCGAGACTTCCCCGGCGGGGCTGTAGTTGGAAGGGCTGATTTCTACTTTACGACAGGCGTCGGCATCGCGTCTGGACATGACCCGGATCAGACGGCGCCAATGGTTGAAATCTCATGGTCGGACGATGAGGGGTTTACCTGGTCTAATCCGATCAGCCGCAAGCTGGGGCGACAGGCAGAGGCCCGTCAATTGGTCTCTCTGGTGTGTTGCACCGGGCGAACATCATGGAGCGGCCGGCGCTGGAGGATCGATATTGCGAGCAGTGTCTACGCTGCGTTCTTGTTTGCAACGATGTCTGACGATCCGAGGCCGGTCTGATGGCGAGGATCAAAATCCCGCCCCAGAACGTCCCTCCGACTGAAGAGGGAAGTCCGTTCGTCCCGGCATGGTATGATATCCTGAAGCAGGTGGACGGGCTTCAGCCGCTTTCGGATATCACCTTCCCGGTCGGAACGACGATCGACGGCGTGACCGGCGCATTTACGTTAGGGTATGGCCTCTCGCGCTCGGCGCTATCGCTTCGCGCGGGGCTTACTACGACAGCCACGGGAATTCTGGGGGCGGATGTTGCCCTGGGCACAGGGGCCTATGTAGATGGCCCGAAAGCAACGCTTGGAACAGGACTTTGGTTTGTGACCGGGAACGTTGAACTGATCGATACCAGTGTCCTTGCGAATATTTTTTGCAAGATGTGGGATGGCACAACAGTCATCGCATCCGCCAGCGAGCGAGTTCAAAATACGGCTGGTGGCGTGTCCGTCACGATGTCCGGGTTCATCACAAACCCGGCTGGGGACGTTCGTATCAGCTGCATTTCATCGGCAGGGACGAGCAAAATTCTCTTCAACCAAAGCGGAAATTCGAAAGACAGCATGATCAACGCTGTCAGATTGGCTTGAGATGGGCAACCTTTTTACTGATCTCTTTTCGAGCGACGCGGCTGAAAAGGCTGCCGCCGACAAGACGGCTTCCATCAACACCGGAATTACCCAGGCGAATTCAGCGCTAGATACCGGCCTTGCAACGGCAAATCCGCTCTATGGACAGGCCTATAGCGACTTCAGCACGCTCGGCGGCAAATTCGGGAAGGGGCAGGATGCCTACAATGATGCTACAGGCGTCAACGGCGCGGATGGGCTCGCTCGGGCCAAGGCCACTTATACGTCAATCCCTGGTTACTCCGGCGGGTTGAACACTGGTATCGACGCCCTCAATCGAGGAGCAGCAGCGCGTGGCGATCTCGGCGGTGGCAATACCTCGGCCGATACGATCAAGTTCGCCAGCGACTATGACGCGCAGAAATACGGCAATTACCTGAGCGCACTTGCTCCAAACCTCGCCGGAGCGACGTCGGCGACGAGCGGCGGGGCCGGCGTTCTGACGAACCAGGCTGGAGCGAACCTCGGCGTTGCCGGCACGAAAGCTAATATCGCGTATGGAGGCAATTCCGCAATCGGCGACGCGCAGGCGCAGGCAGACATGGCGCCCTATACTGCATCACAGAACTTCTGGGGTGCGCTGACGGGCGGGGCGAATCTCGCACTGAAGGCCTCGGGCATTGGTGGCTTTGCGCCGGGAGGCAAATAACCGATGGTGCAGATCGGCATTCCCGCCGTCGATTTCTACAGCCAGCTTTCGGGGCTGGGCGACACGTTGCAGGCCAATGCGGCTCTGCGGCAGAAGCAGGAGGTTTTGGAAGCTCGCAAAGGCGCATTCCAGGACTTCACCGCGCTTGATCCGGCATCTCCAGACTACGGCAAGCAGGCTCTAACGGTCGCACAGAAACTTGGTTCGGTCGGGGATCAGGATGGCGCGCTCAAGTTTCTGACGCTGGCACAGACCGCGGCGGACAAGGCGCAGGCGACGGCTCGCGACAATCGCGACTTTGGCTTCCGGCAGACCGAGGCCCAGCGCGCGCAGGCGAATGCTGATAGGGCATTTGGGAAAGACAAGTTTGTAATCAAGGAGCAGGAAAATCCGGACGGGACGAAGACATTCGTCCGCGTCAGTACGGATGGCCCGGAGGGCGTTATTAATACGGGCGCGCCGGCTCCTTCCGTGCAGCCCGGCAATCCATTCGGCCCCGGAAAATTTAACGAAGGGCAAGGCAAGGCAGCTGGTTTTGCCGATCGTATGTTGCAGTCAGAAGGCATACTTTCCGGTGTCGCACCATCGCCCGGGCAAGAAGGCCCAGTAACGCCAAGCGTACAGAACCTTGGGACCGATGTTTATCAGACCGCGCTTGGGAAGATTCCAGGTGCGAGCAATTATCTGACAAGCAGCGATAAACAAAAATACGAGCAGGCAAAACAAGATTTCATTATTGCGCAGCTCCGGCGGGAATCTGGTGCGGCCATCAGCAAGGATGAATTTGTCAAAGCCGAACAGCAGTATTTTCCTTCTCCCGGTCAAGGCCCCGAGATTGTCAAACAGAAGGCGTTAACCCGTCGCGCCGCGATTGAGGCGATGGGGCGTGAAGGTGGTCAGTCCTATCGGCCAAAGACGACATTCGGTCCTGATGGCACTCTTATGCCAGTTGAGCAGGCGAAGCCCGCTGTACCGACGAAAGCTCCGGCGGTCACCGTGCCGCCGGGCGCTGTTGCCGCGCTGAAGAAAGACCCGCGCCTAGCTGCACAGTTCGATGCGAAATACGGAACCGGCGCCGCAAAAGCGGCTCTTGGCGGTGGGGAAGAATAGCCTTGGCAAACTTCTTCGACCAGTTCGATGGCTCAAGCGGCGCTCCGGCTGCCGCGCCGTCGCGTTATGCCGACGCGATCTCGACCGTCGAGAGCGGCGGCAACTATCGCGAGGTCGGCCCCCATACCGGCAGCATGGGCCGCGCGCTTGGGAAATATCAGGTCATGAGCGCGAATGTCGGCCCGTGGTCGAAGGAAGTTCTGGGCCGCGAAGTCACCCCGGGCGAGTTTATCAGCGACCCCAAGATCCAGGACGCTATCTTTGAAGGCAAGTTCGGCCAGTATGTCGATAAATACGGTCCTGATGGCGCGGCTCGGGCATGGTTCGCCGGCGAGAAGGGGATGAAGAACCAGAACGCAAAGGACGTACTCGGGACATCGGTGGACGAATATAGCCGACGCTTCAACAAGGCCTTGGGTCCCGATGCGCGCGGTGTAGTTGAGCAGTTCGGCGCAGGCCAGCCGGAAGCTATGGCGTTTGCTGCGACAGCTAAATCGAACGTCAGCCAGGCGAAGCCAGAGGCAAAGAACTTCTTCGACCAGTTTGATGATGCGACGGCAGCGACGGCCGCTACCCGCCCAAGCAACGGCCGCCTCTACGTCAGCCCGGCCAAGCCAGAGCCGAAGGAGGCGGTCCCGGGCAGCGGTGCGGCAGACCGCGGCGCGCTCGATGCAGCCGCCCGCGGCGCTGCTCAAGGTTTTACGGCCAACTTTAGCGATGAAATCCGCGGACTTGTGGAAGCTTCCGGCGCGAATCCGGACGATCCGGCCAGCCTTGGCAAGCTGATCCATGGCGCCCTGAAATATTGGTCCGGCGATGCCGAGGCCAAGAAGCGGTATGACGAGGCGGTCAAGCGCGAACGCGAACTGAATAAGACTGCCGAGGAACAGCACCCGGTTGCATCGACAGTTGGTAACATCGGCGGTGCCGTCGTGCTGCCTGTAGGAGCGGGTGCTGGTGCTGCCAACCTCGGGACCCGCATGGCAATCGGCGCAGGCACCGGCGCAGTTCTGGGCGGCGCTGCCGGAGCAGGTGGAGGGCAAGGGTTTGCTGATAGTGCCTCACGCGCGGTTGTCGGGGCCGGCGTCGGCGGCGCTCTGGGCGGGGCCGCGCCGGCTGTTATCGAGGGTGTGGTGCGCGGGGCACGGGCTATCGCTCAGCCGGTTGTGAATGCTGTCCGCGGTATCCGCAATGTGGACGATGAGGCGGCCCGCCGGGTGGTTACTGCGCTTGAGCGTGATCGGGCCATTGATCCTCAGGCAACTGGCCGGCTGACCCCGAACGAATTCGCTGCCAGTGTGCAGAGCGGCGGTCCCGCAACAATCATGGACATCGGCGGGGAGACAACCCGGGCGCTGACCCGATCGGCTGCGAACACCTCTCCGGAGGGAAGAGCCGTCCTCAACCGCGCGATCAATGACCGTTACGAAGGCCAGGGCAATCGCGTTACCAACTGGCTGAGGCAGACCTTCCATTATCCGGACGCGGCCGCACAGCAAGAGGCAATGGGCCAAGTTCAGCGGACGGTCAACCGCGCCAACTATGGCCGGGCCATGAGGGAAGGGGACCGGGATATCATGTCTCCCGAGCTCGATCGCCTCATGGGGAGCCCGGCTGTCGTTGAGGCTATGCGCAGGGCTTCGACCAGCGGCAAAGATAGGGCAATAACGCAGGGCATGGGCGCGATGCGCCAAGGCGTGACGGTCGAAAACGGGGTAGTGCAGTTCACCCGCGGTCGCAATGGTGCTCCGACCTATCCCAACCTCGCCTTTTGGGACGCCGCGAAAAAGGAACTGGACGATGCCGCCAGCGCCGCGGCGCGCGCGGGGCGCAACGGAGAAGCCAGCGTGCTGGGTGATCTAGCACGAAGCCTCCGGACAGAGCTTGATCATGCAGTCCCGTCCTACCAGACAGCCCGCGCCGGCGCCGCTCGCTTCTTTGATGCTGAAAACGCCCTTGAGGCCGGTCAGAACTTCGTCGGCAAGAACATGACGGCCAACGAGGCCCGGCGGGCTCTGGCACAGATGACGCCGCAGGAGCGGCAGCTGTTCCAGGATGGGTTCGTTTCCCGGTTTGTGGACACGCTCAACCAGGTTGGCGATCGCCGGAACATCCTGAACCAGATCGCCAGTTCGCCCGCGGCCCGGGAAAAGCTGAATGTCGCTCTTGGTCCGCAGCGTGCGGCCGAACTCGAGGCCGGGCTTCGCGTCGAAGGCATTATGGATCTTGCCCGTAACGCCGTACAGGGCAATTCAACGACGGCGCGGCAGCTCGCCGAGCTTGGCCTCGCCGGCGGCGCCTATGGCTTCTCTGGGGGCGGGATCAATCCTCTGACCGATCCCGGGGCCCTGATGAACGCCGCGCTGGTCTATGGCGCCGCGCGCGGTCGCAATGCCATCAA